CAGCCGGAGCGATCACGCAGTGGTCGTTCCGGCCTTCGTCGGCTGCGGCGGTCGGGCCGGCCAGAGCGCGCCGCGCGGCGGCGACGAGCCGACCGGCACGATGACCGCGAAGGCCGACGGCTGCGTGGTGGCTTCGGTGCTCGTCGAGACCGCCCATGGCGAAGTGTCACCCGCCGGCGTCAAGCGCTGGGGCAAGGGTGTCAGGCCGACCGACGAACCGATGGGCGTCGGCACGATCTCCGGCAACCACGCCGTCGCCGCGATCCACATGTCGCGATTCACACAGAACGGCATCGGCCATGGCGCCGACGAACCTGTCGATACCGTCATGGCCGGCGCACCGAAGTTCGGGCTCGTGGCGGCCTTCATGGCCAAACACAACACCGGCGTCGTTGGCAACGACATGCGAGTGCCTGTGTCGACGCTGACAGCGGGCGGAGCATTCGGCGTGTCGCAGCACGGTGTCGTCGCGGCGCACATGATGCGCCAGTTCGGAACGTCGGTCGGGCATGGACTCGACGATCCGACGCACACCGACACGGCGACGGTGAACAAGTCGGCGCTGATCGCTCCCTTCCTCCAGACCTATTACGGCACCGGCGACGGGCAGCCCGCGGACGGGCCTCTGCGCACCGATACGACGAAGGACCGGTTCGGGCTGGTCACCGTGGACATCGACGGCGCGACCTATGCCATCGCCGATATCGGCATGCGGATGCTGACGCCGCGCGAGCGCTTCCGCGCGCAGGGCTTTCCCGACAGTTACATCATCGACCGGCGCCTCGACGGCACGCCGATCACGGCCACGGTACAGGGCTCATGCTGCGGCAATTCGGTCTGCCCGCCGCTCGCCCGCGCGCTGGTCGCGGCGAACTGCGTCGCACTGGCGGAATTCAGGGAGGCGGCGGAGTGAAGCGGCACCTCCTCTATCCCGCGCAGATCGCCGCGGCGGTCGCCCTGATCGTCGCCTTTCGCATGTTCGGCTATGAATTCGATCTGCCGAGCTATGTGCTCGGCGTCGTCGCCTCGTTGGCCTGCTCGTCGATCCGGGAGGCGATGCGATGAGCTGGAAGGCCTCGGCATGGGCGAAGGAACAGCGGCTCGGCTCGCCCTCGGCGAAGTCGATCCTGATGTGCCTCGCCGACTATGCCGACCCTGACGGCCGGATAAAGGGCTGGGCCAGCCAGGCCGATCTTTCGGCTTCGGCGGAGGTTTCGGAGCGCACGGCGCGCGAGTGGCTGCAACGGCTGGAGGACTGGGGCCTGCTGGAGCGCCATCACCAGCAGAAGGCCAATGGCGCGCGCGCCGCCGACTGGATCGTGTTGCGACTGGACCGCGCCGTGACCGATGGCGCGGAACGCTGCAGGGCGCTGAAAGAGGGAGAGGATTCGGAAATCCTACCGGCAAATTCTGCCGGTAGGACCAACCGGCAACCAGACGCCGATCCTACCGGCAATGAGGCGCATCCTACCGGCAACCAGTTCCGGGCCTATAAGGAAGAACCGCCCTTAGAACCGCCCTTACCCTCTCATCAAGAGCGCGCGGACGCGCGCGAGAGAGAGGCCGACGAGAGGAAAAAGGCAGAGGGCGCCTACTGGCGGATGGTGCGGGTCTGGCCGCAGTTGAACGGACTGCCGAAGGATAAGGGCATCAAGGCCTTCCTTGCGCTGTCGCCGGAGGACCGGCAGGCGGCCGAACGGCGTTTTCCGGGCTGGCTCGACCTGTTGAAGGCGCAGCACAAGGATCACGTTCCGACGCCATCGACCTATTTCGGCAAGCGGCTGTTCGACGATGTGGCCGATCCGGCCGAAGCCCAGCCCGAACCCGTGCTGGCGAAGCCGTTCGGCAAGGCGTTCGGGGCGTTCCGAATGGCCAAGCTGCTTGAGGGTCGCGAGCCCGGAGCGCCGATCCCCGCGCTGTCGGCGACGATGCGCCGAGCGGTCGAGCAGGGCGTCGCCGACGAGGCGGCGCTGATGCGCGACATGGTGCGCCGCTACGGCTTCCGGGCGGTGAACGGGCTGCACGCCGCGGCGGCCGACGGGCGCAGCGTGACGCTGCCGCCTGGCTGGGATGCTCTCGGCGAACTGACCGAGGCGGTGCGCGTCGGGTCGGAACGGTGGGAGGCGTGGCGCGCGCTGCACGACGAGCGGGGCTGGCCATGGCTTCCGGACGTAGGCCGGGTCGAGTGGGTCTACTTCCCCAAAGGCGGGCCGGACGGGTTGGTTGCGTTCGAGCATGCCGTGTCGGTGGCGAAAGCTGGAATTGTGAAGGGACGTGACGATGATGGCCGTGAAGCCGCAGAGTGACGACGAGGTCATGGGCGAAGCCAGCATGCGCAAGGCGCTCTCAGCCCGCGCCGAACGGCGGCTGGACGCCAAGCTGTTGGCCGCGGCCAGCCTCAACACAGTGGGAGATCGGCACTGGTTCGCGGTGAGATCAGATCATCGCGGCGAGATCGACCTGTGCACCGTGCTGTCCGATTCTCGCGTCGATGCGATCGTTCCGGTTAAGCAGGTGCATCCGACGCGGCGTGCCGGCACTCGCGGCGGCAAGGTTGTCCACAAGCCTGTGCTTCGCGGCTTGGTTTTCGTCAACCTCGTCCCGAGCGATGAGGCGTTTGCCGGACTGCTTCGCGTCCGTGGCGTTCGGGAGTTGATCGGTCCGCCCGGTCGGCCGCTGCCGATCCGCGACCGGGAAATGAACGGTTTCATGGACTTGGCACAGGCGGGGGCTTTCGATGAGCGCCATCTTGCCAGGGGAATCAAGATCGGTTCGCGGGTGCGGATCAATGTCGGCCCCTATGCCGACTTCGAAGGAATTCTGGAAGGATACGCCAAGGGAAGAACGGCGCGCGTGCTCACCTGGCTGTTCGGGCGCGAGATGGTCGTTCAGGTGACGCTTGCGCATATCGAGGTTTCGGAGTAGCAGATTCGACCCATGGACGACCGGGGACCGTGAGGCGACAGCCTCCATCCAGCGCAGCCATCGCCACGGCGACAGAGCTCCTCCCGGCCCAGTCCTGACCCGAGCATCATGCTCGCCGAGTCAGGGCAAGTGCGGAAGCTATGCCGAAATCTCCACCAATGTTTAGGCCTAGGTCGGCCGGCGCGCACTCTGAGGCGCGTAGGGTCTATGATCGCGATCGTGGCAGTGCTCGCCGACGTGGCTATACGGCTGATTGGGATAAGGCTTCGGCGTCGTTCCTGCGCGACGAAGACAATGTGCTGTGCAGCGGATGCTTGGCGGTCGGCGTCCTGACGCCTGCGGTGTTGACCGATCACATCATTCCGCATCGCGGGGATGAGGGGCTGTTCTGGGATCGGGACAATTGGCAGTCGGCTTGTCGACCGCACCACGATGTCGTCAAGCCCCGTCTGGAAGCGATGTTCGACAGGGGCGAGATCGCCGCGGCTGACCTGCGGCTGGCAAGCAAAGTCGCCCAAAGCCTGACCCGCCACCTGCTGCGGTAGGGGGGGGCAAAAGTCCGGGTGCTTTGGGGCCGGACCGCTGGGGGGCAGAGAGTTTTTCCCCGCAAAATTGGCAGAACTTTTTTTTGAGGTCGGTCATGCGGCCGATGGAGGTGCGGGCCTCGGAAAGGGTCGGACATGCGTGGTCGCAAACCTGATCCTGTGTCGCAGGACACGAAAGGTAATCCGGGAAAGCGCAAGAAGGAGAAGGTGGAGGTTCGGCTCCGTCGCCTTTCTGAAGCGCCTTCGGCATCGAGCGATCCACTGGCGCCGCCGCTGCTGTTCGGACTTGAGGAGTTCGCTGGCGCGATCAGGATATGGAACGAGTATGCGCCGACACTGTCGCGGCGAAACATCGTCCACCAACTCGACCGTCATACGCTGGCGATCTTCTGCTACTACCTCGACCGCTTCTGGTCGGCGGTCGCCCAATTGGCGCAAGACGGCGAGACGCAGAGAGTGAAAACCGTCGCGGGCGGTTTTATGCTCCGGTCTCATCCGGCGATGAGGAGCCGCGATGACGCCGCGAAGGTGGTATTCGACCTGTCGTCGCGCTTCGGCTTTACGCCGCTCGACCGCCATAAACTGATCCGCGAGATCGCCGGTGCGGGCGTCCCGGTCGGCGGCCTGTTCGGGGACGATGACCAGGCTGCCAAGAAGACCGAGCAGCCGTCGTCCGAACCTTCGGGCATTGCAGGTTTCGCGGCCAGGAATGCGTCGCGTATTCAGTGACGATCCATGGCGGACGAGATTGAACTGCCCGACTGGGTGGCGAAAGCGGCCGCCGATGGCATCGCCTTCGTCGAGCGAGAGTGGCGCAAGAGCGCTGCGATCGAGGGCGCATGGTTCGATGCCAACCTCGCCGATGCCATGGTCGACATGTGGCCGAAATGGTTTCGGCACACGGAAGGGCGATGGGGAGGGCGCCCCTTCCACCTGACCTCGTGGCAGGCTGCGATCGTGCGCCTGCTCTTCGGGTGGAAGTTGTCGGACGGATTCAGGCTCTATCGTCGCCTGATCCTCTGGATCGCCCGCAAGAACGGCAAGAGCGAGTTTCTCGCCTCGCTCACGCTGGCCTTCTTTCTGGTCGATGGCGAGTTCGGCGGCCAAGCCTACACCTTCGCGTCGTCCGAGGATCAGGCGCGCATCGTGTTCGACAAGGCGAAGACGATGGTCTCGCTCTCGACTGCGCTGTCAGCCGAGATATCGACGCAGGCCGATTCGCTCTACGCGCCGGAACTTCGTGCGAAACTGGTTCCGTTGTCCGGCAAGCCGACGGGAAAACACGGCCTGTCGGCGAGCGTCATCTCCGGTGACGAGATCCATGAGTGGCGCGACGGCGAATTGCTCAACACGCTCCACCAGTCCACCTCGGCGCGCGATCAGCCGATCGAACTTCTGGCGTCGACAGCCGGGCTGAAGGGGAGGGGACATGGCGAGGTCATATTCGAGGAATGCCGGAAGATCGAAGCCGGCCACCTCGATGCGCCAGACACGCTCGTCGTCATCTTCGCTGCGGATGCGGACGACGAGTGGACTGATGAAAAGAACTGGCGGAAGGCTTCGCCAAACCTCGGCGTGTCGCCGACGCTTCGGTTTCTGCAAGACGAATGCCGCAAGGCAAAGGACAGCCCGCGTCTGGAGGCGGATTTCCGGCGCTACTATCTCAACCAGTGGGTCGGCACAGCAGAGCGCTGGATACCGATGGCCCGATGGGACGCCGGAGCGCCCCACAAGGAGCGATGGAGCCGCGTCGAACGGGAGATGCGCGGCCGTAGATGTTTCGGCGGTCTCGACCTCTCGTCGACCAGCGATCTGACCGCATCTATCTGGATATTTCCGCCGATCGGAGACGAGAAGCGATATACCGTGCTGCCGCGCCTCTGGGTGCCGGCCGATACGATCGAATTGCGAAGCCGCCGCGACCGCGTCTCGTATGTGGAATGGGAAGCGTCCGGCGCCATCAGGAAGACCGAGGGCAACAGCGTCGACTATGCCGAGATTCGCCGCCAGGTGATCGAGGACGCAGGCATGTTCGATGTCCAGATGCTCGCCGTCGATCGGCTGTTTCAGGGTCATGAAACGGGTGTGCTCCTTGCCGAGAACGGCATTCCGGTCGAGTTCTTTGGGCAGGGGTTCCTCTCGATGTCGCAGCCATCCAAGGATTTTGAGCGGCTCGTTTTGGCCGAGCAGATCGATGCCGGAGGCCACCCCGCCATGCGGTGGCAGGTGGATCACGTCGGCTATCGCCAGGATGACGCCGGCAACATCAAGCCGTCAAAGACCAGGTCGTCTGAGAAGATCGACGGAGTTGTAGCATTGATCATGGCGATCGGCGTGATGTTCAGGGAAGGCGGCCCCTCAGTCTATGAGGACCGCGGATTGTTGATGGTTTGAAGATGGGCATCTTCGATCTGTTTCGCCGCTCATCTCCCGCTCAGCCGCAGGCTGCGATTGGTGACGAGGTCGTTTTTGAGGATCTGAAAGACCCTCGCCTTGCGATGTTTCTTCGCAGCGGTCTCGGGTCGATCACCGGGCAGCCGTTCAACGTAGGGGATGCGCTCCGTAACCCGGCGATGTTCCGGGCATGGAGCCTCATTTCGAATGTGATCGGCATGTTGCCGACGCATGTGATCCACCAGGAAACGAACGAGAAAGCGAAAGAGCACCCGCTCTTCAAAATCCTGCATCGTCGGCCGAACGGCTATCAGTCGTCGTTCGACTTCAAGGCGCTAATGCAGGGCCGCGCCCTTGCCTACGGCGATGGGTTCGCCCGAATCGTTCGCAGCAAGGATGTTCGCAGCGGGAAGGACCGCATTGTTGCGCTGCTGCCGTTCGACCAAGGACAGGTCAGGCCGAAACTCACGGCTGGCACGGTCGTCTACAACGTAGCAGGCGGTCAGGTTTTGAGTTCGCATGAAGTCTTCCATCTCCGGGGCGTCACCCTCGATGGCGTGAACGGCATATCCATTCTTCAGCAAGCGTGGAACGCCGTGTCGGTGGCCTTGCAGGCAGAGCTGGCGACCGGCAGCCTCATGAAGAACGGGACATTCGCCGGGAGCGGGCTGAAGACACCCAACAAGCTCTCGGATCAAGCCTATGTTCGCCTGAAAGAAAGCCTTGCGGACAAGGAAGGCGCGCGGAACGCGGGCAAGAACCTGATCCTCGAAGAAGGGCTTGATTTCGCGGCTTATGGAACGACGGCGCGCGATGCCCAGATGGCGGAGTTGCGCAAGCTGCAAATTGAGGAGGTGGCGCGCGTCACCGGAGTTCCTCGACCGCTGCTGATGGTCGACGAGACGAGCTGGGGATCGGGCATCGAGGCGCTTGGCCAGTTTTTCGTCGCCTATGCGCTCAACCCATGGTTCGAAGCGTGGCAACAAGCGGCAGAGCGTTCTCTGTTGGACGATGATGAGCAGGGTGAACTTGCCGTCAAGTTCAACCCCGGAGCGCTCCTGCGCGGCTCGCTGAAGGATCAGGCCGACTATCTGTCGAAGGCGCTCGGCGCTGGAGGTCACCAGCCGTGGATGTGGGCTGACGAGGCGCGCGACACGATGGACATGCGCAAGAGAGACGCGCCGCCAAACACTATGACGGGCAACTCCGCACTCCCGACAGTCGGAGAGGACGCAGATGACAAAACATAACCAGTTCTTCGCGAAGCTGCCGGCGATCGAGGACGGTATCTCTCGACCGCAGGGCTTTCGCTACGAGCCGGAGCAGCCGTTGGCCGCTTCGTTTCGTGCGCGCTCCGGTGTGACCGAGGGCGACAATCCGACGATCACGCTGTTCGACTTCATCGGCGACGAGGGTTTTTCCGATGCACGCATGGCAGCCGCGTTGAGGACAATCGGCGCGGATACCGATGTCACCTTGGAAATCAATTCGCCCGGCGGCGACTATTTTCAGGGCGTGGCCATGTTCAACATGCTTGCGCGTCATCGCGGCAAGGTGACGGCGCATGTTCTCGGGCTTGCCGCGTCGGCCGCCTCTCTCGTCGCCATGGCGGCTGATACGATCCTGATCCCGTCCAACGGCGAGATCATGATCCACAAGGCATGGGGCATCACCGTCGGAAATTCCGACGACCATGCCGCGACGATCGGGACGCTGAAGCATCTCGACCAGGCGATGGCGGAAACCTATGGCAAGCGTGCTGGCCGCGAGCCGGCCGAAATGCTGCGGATGATGTCGAAGAATGGCGGCGCAGGCACGTTTCTGCGCGGGCAACAGGCGATCGACATGGGGCTTGCTGATGCCCTGCTTGAGGTCACCGCTGAAGCGCCGGTCTTCGCCGACGACTCCGACGCGTTGCCGCATTCGCTCCGCGCCTGGGATAGGAAGCTGGCCGAAGGCGGCAAGCTGACCAAGGCCGAACGGCGCGCGCTGTTCAACGAAATTCGCGGCACGCAGGACGCTGCCGCACCCGCCATGCAGGACGCTGGCGTCTTGGCGAGCCTCAACATGCTCGTCTCCACCGTCACCCCGAATTAACAGGAGGCCCAAATGGGCAAGCATTTCTACCCGCAAATGCGCGGGATCGTCACCGTGCGCTCGGAAGCGCCCGGTGATGTCAAGGCAGCCATCGAGGCCGTCAACCGCGGTTTCGAAGCCTTCAAGGCTGAGCATACGAAGCAGATCGATGACCTGAAGAAGGGCAAGGCTGATGTCGTGCTCGACGAGAAGGTCGAGCGCATCAATGCCGCCGTCGGCAACTTCCAGAAGACCGTGGACGAGATGAACGTCAAGATCGCGGCTCTGAACGTGTCCGGTAGCGCCACCGGCGAGCTGCGCGACGCGGAGCACACCACGCAGTTCAACGCGTGGATGCGTGAAGGTGTCGAAGGCGCAAAGGTCAATGCAAGCCTGAACAAGGGTGCCAATGGCGAAGGCGGCTATCTCGCTCCCATCGAATGGGACCGCACCATCGTCGACAAACTGGTGCAGGTTTCTCCAATGCGTCAGATCGCGCAGGTGCAGCCGACCTCGAAAGCCGGCTTCTCGAAGCTGTTCAACAATCGCGGCACCGGCTCCGGCTGGGTCGGCGAGACCGCCGCCCGTCCCGAGACGACCACGGCCGGCTTCTCGTCCCTGACCTTCAACCTCGGCGAAATCTATGCCAACCCGGCGGCAACGCAGGGCATTCTGGATGACGCCGAGATCGATCTGGAAACCTGGCTCGCCAATGAGGTCGAGACCGAGTTTTCGTATCAGGAGGGTCTCGCCTACGTGTCCGGCAACGGCACCAACAAGCCGGACGGCTTCCTGACCTACGTCACGGGCGCGGCCAATGCGGCCAAGCATCCGTGGGGCGCGATCGGACTGAAGACGGCGGCTTCTGCCTCCGCGATCACCACCGACGAACTGGTTGACCTGGTCTACCTGCTGCCCGGCGAGTTCACCCAGAACGCGCGTTTCGTCATGAACCGCGCCGTTCAGGGAACCGTGCGCAAGCTCAAGGACGGCCAGGGCAATTACATCTGGCAGCCCAGCTACGTCGCCGGTCAGCCTGCCTCGCTGCTCGGCTATCCGATCACCGAAATGGCCGCGATGCCGAACATCGCGACCGGCGCGGTGCCGATCGCGTTCGGCGACTTCCGTAAGGGCTACCTGATCATCGATCGCATCGGTGTCCGCCTGCTGCGCGACCCCTACTCCAACAAGCCCTACGTGATGTTCTACACCACGAAGCGCGTTGGCGGCGGCGTGCAGGACCCGACGGTCCTCAAGGCCCTGAAGATGGCCTGATCCCGGTTGAGGCGGGCTTGCGCTCGCCTCGCCATCCCTTTCCCCTCAACCCATTGACAGGAGGCCACCATGGCCAACCCGAAGAAAGTTGCTGACGGCGACAAGTCCGTCTCGGATCGCATGTCGGAAGCTGACGACGCGCACCGCGAGGCTGAGAAGCAGGCAGCCGAGGAGGCGACCGCAAAGGCAAGCGCAGAGGGCCGCCTGCCCGAGACGATGGCGGTGACCAACCCGGCACCAGCCAAGGAGATGGACA